GCATTATGACGATTTAGTCATAGAAAAATACAAGTACGATAAGCTGCTTGCAAGAGCAGAAAGCCACGATACTATACCAGTATACATATGCCAAACACCTAAAGGCATATTCGCGTTTAACCTCGCTTCACTTGAAGAACCCGCTTGGGAAACCAAGGGGATGCCGAAGACCTCACACTTCAACCAACGACAATTCGTTGATAAGGTGGTGGGGTTTTTGCATATAAGAAATTCAAAGATTTATGATTGAGATAGACCTTAACCTACCTAAACCTCCAAGTTTAAATCAGTTTTATGCTGGAAGACATTTTAGTGTTAGGCAGAAATATAAAAAACAATACTTTGAAGAACTTGATAAAGCATTTGAGGCGTATGATGAGTTTACTGCGGAAACTTTCAGCATACACGTTCTCCATAATTCTCGGTATGATACTGACAATTGCATTCTCGCTATTAAATTTACGGCTGATTATCTCCGTCATCGCAACTGGGTTGAAGACGATAATAAAAAATACTTCAAAAAGCTTTCTATTGAGGTTCAAGAGGATTTACCAAAAGATATTTTCAAAGTAAAACTAAAACTATATGGATATAAAGAAGTGTAGCTCTTGCTTTATTTCAAAGCCAGTTACAGATTTCCATAAGGATAAGAAAGGAAAGTTCGGTACAAGGGCAAACTGCAAAAGCTGTAGAAATAATGATTCAGAAAGAGCAAGAAGAAGAGACTGGTATCATAAAAATAAAGAACAGCGACAAAAAAAGATTAAAGAATATTCATTGTCTTATAATGAAAGAAGAAAAGAACTTCATAAAGAAAGACAATCTAACGATATAAACTACAGAATCAAAAGAGCCTTGCGCTCTCGGTTGTATTCTGCTATTAAAAATAATTCAAAAGAAGTATCTGCAGTAAAGGATATAGGATGCTCAATAGAATTTTTTAAGCATTATATTGAATCAAAGTTTAGTATAAATATGACTTGGAATAATTACGGGGAATGGCACATAGACCATATTATTCCAATATCAAAATTTGATTTAAGCAAGAGAAGTGAACAGTTAAAAGCCTGCCACTACACAAACCTTCAGCCATTGTGGGCAGAAGAAAATATTAAAAAATCAAATAGGTTGTAAAACTGAAATGATATGGAGAAGAACTATCAGACTTGTAAATTAATTAAAAACAGGATTGACTTGTACCTCTATGAGATGGCAAGGCTATTCGCGAATATAGGCACTGACTCTACAGTAGAGGAAATTCAAGACGCCTATAGAAGAGAGAAGGAATACATTGAACTAATCGCTGAACTTGATACAGAGAAGGCCAACAGGCTACGCTCCTCATATTGAATATGTTAACCAATAACTACTACGAAGATTTAAGTGCAGATGAAGCAGATTTCATTCTTGATATATACCGAGTCATTGACTCCTTGGTATACTACGGCCACCCAGTTACACTTGTGCGATTGGGATTTGAACTTGGCGTAAGCCCTCAAGAATTATCTGATTACTTACCTACTATCGTAACCATATTAACAAAAGTAGAGGAAGAATATGCCGAGGTACGACAAGGCTCTAATTGAGCAGGAGGCAATACGTTCAGCCAAACAAGGTAAGCTAACAGAAGAACTCGGTAAATTTATACTACAACGCAGTATTGAGGTTGCGGGTTCTGCATTCGTTACCGATGGCAACGAAGAACTCAAACAAGCATTGATTGATGCTGCCGTAATGCGTACTTGTGAAAAATTCCTGCATTATTACAAAAAGGGTAAGTCTGCTGCAAATCTTGTGATTAGTATTATATACTCAACGATGACCAATAAAATAGTATCGCTAAATCATAGTGATGTTTATGGTCATAACATAAAAGGTTACCTCACCTACATAGAGGATGGTGAAGCCGTTACCAAGCTAAAGCGGTACATTAAAGACGATTATTTAAGTGAGAAATTATGATGGAGATTTATAACGATTGGATACTGGTCAGTTCTGTAGGATTGATGTTCTCATTCCTTTTTATATTTGAACCTTATGGTTGGGTGATGGAAAGACTATTGCCTTTTAAGCCATTTAACTGCGTCCTGTGCCTCTCATTCTGGTGTAGCCTACTCTTGTATGCTTATCTTGGAGTTAATCCATTATACGCCATTTATACAGCTTTTATTGCAGAACTATCTTATCGTAAGCTTGTGAATGAGTAATGAGAAAAATGTAAATTCTAATAGCGACTGGCTCTTCCTTTATTGGGACGAGCCTATTTTTTCTAACTCAAATAATAACCACAATGCCGATACCAGTTCCGAACCTAAAGGAGACGAGACCAGAGTTCACAAATAGATGTATGAGTAACGAATCAATGATGGATGAATACCCCGACACATCACAGCGACTTGCAGTATGTTACACATCTTGGACATCGGAAATTAAAAAAGTAAAATAATGGAAGGATTAACAAGGGCATTCCATATGTTCTTTGAGTATAGCGAATTTGATTCAGCCGATGAAATCGGTAGCTATATTAATATGGATGTAGGGTTTCTAAACAAATTATCCAAAGCCCGTGAGCTTGCAGCTATTGGATTTAAAATTACAAGTGCATACAGAAGTCCCGCTCATAACGCAAAGGTAGGTGGCGTACCTTCAAGCAGTCACACAATTGGTAGAGCAGTAGATATCTATGCACCTACCTCAAGACAAAAATATATTATTATTAACGCTCTTCTTCAAGCAGGGTTTAATCGCATTGGTGTAGCTAAAAACTTTATCCACGTTGATGATGACCCAAGTAAGGATGAAGATGTAATCTGGACCTACTAATGAAAAATGATTTTGATGTAAGCGACTCATTCGCTGACTTCGTAGACGAACTATCTAATGACGAAAAGAACAATAACGCTCAATGCTCCATTGATAATCCAGAGTGTGAAGCTTGCGGTAGCTAATTATGGGAAATCCAATAACGAAACTATTTACAGGGGGTGCGAAGGAAGCTGTGGAAGCGGTTGCCAATGTGGTAGATAGATTTGTATCTACACCCGAAGAGAAAGAAGCTGTGCGTCAAAGCATAGAACAAGAGATTACCAAGCGTTGGCAGGCCGATAGCCTTACTGACTCTTGGTTAAGTAAGAACGTTAGACCATTAACCCTTGCAACCGTTATGGTATTTCTGGTGCTTATGACCTTTTTTGAAGGCTTTGGTATTAGTAGTGTTAACGAAAGATGGATTGGATTATGGGAGTTGGTAAGCGTAACAGTGATAGGCGGATATTTTGCTGTTCGTTCAGTAGACAAAAGAACTAAAGTAAAGTAATGGATACAGGCTTTGTATATAAGTGGTATGATACATCAAACGATATGTACTATATAGGTAGTCATAAAGGAGATGTTAATGATGGCTATATAGGAAGCGGTACTTACTTCTTAAATGCTTATAGAAAAAGAAAACAAAGTTTCTTTAGAGAAATACTTTATATAGGTGAGCATTATAGGCTTTATGAAAAAACCATACTTGAATATCTTGATGCTCAACAAGATTACAATTCTTACAATTTGATAAACAACTCATCGGGAGGAGGTCATTTTAAAGGAATGCGCCTTACCAAAAAACACAAGCAAAATATATCAAATGCAATAAAGGGTGAAAACAACCCGAATGCAGATGGTAAAGCAAGTATGAAGCCTGTTTACTCTGAATTACATAATATTTATTTTGAATCAAGGAATCACGCAGCTAAACACTACGGCATAAGTGGACCTTATTGCGGTAATATGATAAATGGCAAAAAGAAAAACAAATACGGCCTCAAATACATATCAAAACAAGAACACGAAAGAGAACCAAAGTAAAGTAATGTGGTGCGAATATGCACCAATAGAATGTACTTGTAAAGGTACTTGTAATAAGAAAGGGGGACGTTAGTCCTCCTTTTTGTTTTTAAGTTCTCCCGCAATAATGATTAGTGCGATAGTTGCAGGTGCGATACACATCGCGAATTGCCAAACCTCCATTATAGATTTTTTAGTCTTTCATTTTCCTTGGTCAAGAAACGTACTTCAGTTCGTAGCTGATTTACCTCTGCGGTAAGTGTAAGCACCTTACTACTGCTCTCCTCTAACAACTCCTCTAATCGGGTTACACGAGACTTTAAGTCATCACGATACTGCACACCATCGTTGTTCTGCAATTCAGTTTTCTTCTCTTCGGCCTTGACCTTTAGTCTTGCCTCAAAGAACTTCCATATACCAGCAGAACCTAAAACGGTAGCAAGTGTTATTATTATTTGTGTGATGTTATCCATTCCTGTGTAAGTCTTCTGTCTTTAGTCTTCTTAAACTACTTAATGAGGATAGAACAAATATCAACCATCCGTAGTGCGTTGGTGTTGGCATCCCTATATTTATAATGTACATTAAAAAGCTTGTTGAGTACAAGCTAAATGTCATAAATGCTGCTCTAATTCTACAAGACAGTTCCCCTAAAGCAACACACCTTAATTGATAAATACCTACCGCTACTAACGCAAGCTGAAAGAAAGGCATAAATCCTATCTCTACAAATGTAGCTACAGGTGCAAGGACAGACATTGCTATAGCCAAAGTAATTTCTGTAGGCTGACTATCGCTGTACTTCCATATATTCTTTAAAGACTTAAACACCTCTGTCTAATTTTTCTTTATACACTCGTAAGGTATTCCAAGCAGCAAAGAGTCCGATAATTATCCAACCTACTCTACTTCCGTTCAATAACCCAGAAACATATAGATTCTCAATAGTCATAATAGCTATAAGGGTAGCTACTTGCACTGCTATTAACCTCATCTTTAAGCTGTTACTAAACAATACTGCCCACATTTGAAAGGCTCCTGCTAATACAGCACCAATACATAAGAATGTCTGTGGGTTTTCGTACTCAAAAAGAATAGACGCAGGTAATGCTATCAAGTGACAGAATGCAATAAGCACCTCATTAGGCTCACTGTCAGAATACAAGAATATTTCCTTGGCTCTTTTGAGTCCCATTACAAGTTATAGCTTACTCCTCCGTCTTCGCAGGTCTTGTTTGTAATGCCATCTTGAGGGTAGAAGACATCACCTTGGTAGGTATCCTCTTCATCAAACAAATCATTGTCGCAACCATCGGCAGTAGCGATTGCTTTAATTGCCGCATTGTCAAGGATATAGTTAGTGATACGCTTGTTGATGTAAGACAACTTGCTATCAACAGTAGTAGATATAGTGTCAAGTATGTATTGGTCTTGCTTTTGCTCCTCCGCTTTAGTTGTTGCAGTAGCTGTGCGTAATATAGAGATAGCTGCTTTCGCAGAGTACATAGCCAAGGTATACTTTACCAACTTAAATAAACCTTGTTCTGCTACATTTAATGTTTCTGCTAATACTTTAGCTTCAAGGTCTTCATAGAGGCAAGTACCTAACAAGTCTTGTATTGAGGTGAATTGCTCTAATTGGATTAATGCCAATAAAGCACCTCTGTCCATTCTCTTCGGTAAAGGGAAGTTTTGGTACAGGTAGTTATCGTCTATGAAAATTACGTCAACCATTATTATACGTCTTCAGTGTTAGCACCCTTGATGCTTTCCAAGTTAATTTGCTGCTCTACAATACCTAAATCCATACCATCGTATCCTATAGTAGCGAAGATTCTATTCACAGAATCTAAAAGAATTTCTCGGTTAGGTAGCGTTTCAGTTGCTCTAAATATTTGGTAAGCTGTAACCAACTCATTTCCAGTACCTCCCAATTTTCCACTAACCATAACACCAAATAGAGTAGGAGAAGTAACGTTGTGAGCAGTGAGTATTTTAGCATCGTTAAGCTTTGATAGAACATCTATCGTCTTATCTAAATTAGCAACATCAAGAGGCTTGAATGTAGGAGCATCTTCTTCTTTCTTTACCCAAGAGACAATAAAGTTGTCAGCAGATGGGCCAGTGAAAGATTCCTTAAACTTATTGTACTCATCACGCTTCTGTTCTGCACTCATATTTCTACCGATAAAGGTAGCCAATACTTTAGGCGTAAAGCCGTTCTCCGCAGAGTTCTTAATATGCTTACCAAAAGAGAAATCACTCTCAATGTAATGGAAAGCAGAAATATAGTTAGGCACACCATAATATGGGTTACCCGAATAAGGGTTAGCTACATAAAGCAATGCTTCAGTACCACTCTTATCAAACTTGTTAAAAGCCTTAATCTTACGAGGCTCATTGTGTTGTACGGAATTAGCCCCGTAGCCGAAGCTTCTCCTTACGATGTAGTGTGTTACCTCACCTTTAGCATTTGGTTCGCCTACACGCACTCCTTTAGGGTCTATGGACTTAAATTCAAGTATCTTTGTACGCTCCTTGTTCCATCTAACATATAATGCTAAAGCACCTTTATGCTCGTATTGGAATGCAGCGTGGGTTAGTACCTCGTACAATCCCTTGTTGTTACCACCACAGTGGTTTACGAAAGCCTTGAGTTCTGCTTTAGATTTGTTGGTGGTAAGGAACTCATCAGAGTAAGAGATGTCGTTACCGACTACCATCTTTGCTTTCTTTGTTAAGATACCACTATGCACAGGAGATTGGCGTAACATCTTCTCAAGAATAACTGGGAAGTCATCGTTAACACCAAACTTAATGTAGTCACCTACAAGAGTATGTCCTAATTTGTAACGACCATTAAGGTCTTCAATAGAGTTCTCTAACTCGTTTGTTGCGATAGAATTCTCTGTAGCTTGCACATAAGTGTTAGACGCAAAGAATTCTGATATATTAGATAGTAGTCCCATTGTATTAATTTACAATTTATAGGTCAGTAAACCTCACAGTAGAGCCATAAATACCTGTACCTGTTTGAGTAACTGTATAATCTTGCACCTCTGTAAGATACTTGTAGCTGTCACCGCTGTTTGTTATCGTAAGCTCGTACTCACCACCTTCTATATCGTTAGATAAAAGGTCTATGTTAATCTGAATGAAGTCCTTACAGGAGTCAAGGTTGTTAAGGTCAGTAAGGTTGGTAATCGTTAGACTACCAGTACCTACCACCTTATCTAATATAACGTCAAAGCTGTTTACCGTAAAGGATGAGAGCTTGACGAAAGATAGAGTATTTACTACTCCTGTCTTAAGTCTTTTCATTAATGATTAATTATAGTTCAGCAGGTGTGTTATCTGCAATAAATTGGCGTACTTCTGCGTTGGTGTACACGGTATAGTTAGGTGCTGACTGACCGTTGCCTAAAGCAATAAGTGCAGATACTTCGCTGTCTAACCAAGATGCTTCCATCTCGTATACTACTACATCGGCTACCGATACGGCCGCACCAAAATCCGCTTTGTACTTTTCGCCGTATTGCGACCACGTTGGATGGATGGTTGTGGTTGTTTCCACTTCACCTTCTTCATTGTAGGTGTATTCTATCCAATCGTATCGTGTGATGGCTGACGGCAATGCGTTGTCATTGTC